TATTTGTAATATTCCGTTTCCAGCATCAATAAATGTACAACCTGTTGGGGCTATTGATTGTTGTATTCTTATAGTTTTTGCTGGTGTAAGATAATAATGTCCACTAAACACTCCTAGATTTAAATTTCCTGTAGTATTCACTTTTGAACAATATGCAATAAATTGACAATCAGTTAATCCAGTAAAATCGACTACGTTTGCCGTAGCTCCGGATCCGATATTCACATAGGGTGAGGCTGCTTGTAGATATGTTATAGGGGAAGGAACGGCATTTAAAGGCCCTCTAGAATACTGTATCGTACCTATTGGCAATGTAGATCCAGCCTGCGCTTGCGTCATTGCATAAAATTTAGGTTCATTTGCAATAGTAATAGGATGGGCATTTCCTGATATAACAGGTGTTGTCACTTGATTGTGTTTACCGTCATTTACGGTTAGATCTGTAAATGGATAATGGTCGACAGAAAAACTAGTGTTGCAAGATTGAAAGTTAAGTAAAAGATCCCCTTGGCTTACGCTAAGATCATCATTGGGTTGAGGTATTGTGCTTCTAAATCCAGGCATATTTAAACTCCTATTGATAGTTGGCGACCAGATTTTCTGATCCATAAAATTTGAGCATCAATTTGAACGTCTGATTGTTGTTCCTCACCTACCATTTGAGAATTACTAAATGTCCATTCTATAGTTAAAAAAGCACCTCTAACAGGACAATATACTCTATGAAAAGATTTTGATAGTAAATTTATATCTTTGTTCGTTGGAACAACAGAATTGAAAAATGTATCATTGTTTGCGTTTTGAGGGTAAATATTTGCAGGTTGACTATTGTTGTAGTCAACATATACATTTAAAGTTATAGCTCCTTTCTCTGTATCATCCATAAGAACGTCGATGAATCCCATTTGGATGTTTTGTCCATCGTCTAGATAATTAAATTTTTTGCTTACAATATTGAAATTATCCCTGATGATAAGTTGCCCACCTCCCAGGTAAGTGCCTGAGGAATTTACTTGAGGATCTCTAAAATCATTAAATGTAGAATTGTAAACAAATAATTGAAATGTATTATCATTAACTTTTAAAATCTGAAAAACACCTCCATTTAAACCTACAAATGGATCTGATGATGTAATTCCAGTTATCTGAATAATTTGACCAGTTTCTAAATTGTGATTTACAGATTTTATCAATGTTGGCTGAGGATCAGATCCGGTTATGCCATTTATTGTCTGACTCTGTGAATTTGCAACTTGAGCATCTAAATATAAAACATATCCCTGTTGATTCCCGCCAACTATTGCTGGAAATTGTGAAGGTCTATTTACCCATGCGTAATTTTGGTTTTGCCAGCTGTTAGGAGAATCACCAACCCCAGTAAAAGGAAAATCACTCCATTTTCTAGATTTTGTGGGTTGAAAATTCCCTAAACAAGTAAGACTATCGGTAAAAATGGCCCACGAATCATTTTCATAATTATAACATAATCTCCTGTTTGGAAATGTACCATTGATAGATGCGAGCGGATAAATCCAATATGCAAGACGTTTTTGAAAATCTCGTATACCATGCACTCGTTTTGTGCCAAATTTATCATTCTGGAAAGTATACACAAGATCAGGTATTTTTATATCTATTCTTTCGCTCTTAAATCCATCGCATTCTATTAACCCTTTGTCGCCTACTCCAACTAAAGAAGTGTCAAATTGAACAGTGCTAAAAGTGCTTTCTGCGCCCAGTTCACTATTAACTTTTTCAATTTGAAAAGGAGAAATAGACTGACCTGTATAACGAAGCTGCCAAGTACTACGCTCGCAATAAATAACCAAATTATCACGAACAAAACCAACAGAAATAATATCTTCATTTGTGGGAATATCAAGAAAGCCACCTTTTCCTCTTATATCATCTCGCCAGGCATCTGCTGAAGCAACGGCCACAATAGGACTTACGACAGTAAATGGGTTTCCAATGGCTGCCCAACGTATTCTATTTGAATAATTTGCTACGACAGCAATGGGCGTGTCTTTTTCCTGAGTGTTAAAAACTACCATTCTTCCTCGGAATGGAAGCATAGCCAATGCATTTTCTAAAGTACCGCCGGCAACGTTAACAATTGGTTTGAAGTTTACCCAATTTGTACCCACAAGTCCTGTTGTATATCGAATCGGGTCGACATCATTGGTTACCCAAAAGATCTTTGCATTTGCTATACCCGTCCAATAATTTGTAGACCAGAAAAAATCTGAATTCGTTCCAGCCCAAGTTGTACCTGGCAAAAATTCTTGCCAACCACCAGAATATTTATACGCATATGTGGTGTCAAATGCTATGGTTGTTTCATTGTTAATAGAAGTCGTTTCTTGAGACCTTAGACCCATAACAGGTAGACAAGGAAAATAGTTAAATGATGCTGTTGCTGGTATTCCGGCGCCTGCTGTATGCGTTATAACAATTGCGCCAGTCTCATAATTGATCGTTCCACTATTTCCTATGGTGGGTGATGTCAAAGTCCCGTTTCCCTGGTCTGTCAGTGTAATTGCACCGAATTTTATAATCACTGAACCTAGTTCAATTTCTGCATTTGGCTCTATAATCGGCGGCACAACCGTTGAAAATATAGTAAATGTCCATGCAGAGGCGCCAGTATTTCCTATAGAAACAAGACTAAAAACTCTTCTAAGCCTGCCTAAGAGCTGAAAACCCTGCTTTCTTTTTATCCTTTCTCTCCATATGTAAGCATTTAAAAGGGTAGGATACGCGTCATCAGGCAAGATAAATTCTTGTCTACTTTGCACAAGACCAGCTTCATACTTTTTTATATACAACGGGTTATAACCAGCCATCAGAAAAAACCTATTCCATTAATTCCGCCTACTGCTGGGCTTGCACTGTTGAAAAGAGTTACATTAGGGATGAAAATCTCTTCTACAGCCTGTCTCTCCAGCACCAATGCTTCTTGTCTATCAAATAATGGAACAAGGTTAGAAATACCTTCCATGTCCTGCCGATCTTCTAAAACTTTTATTGCCGCGCCAATCGCGATCAACTGCCACCATTGATTTAAAATAGGACTATCTGTTGTTTCTAGAAACTGAACAGGTGTAAGATATGTTTCAATCTCTATCTTGTGGATCAGTTTTGGCACAGGCCTAACGGTCAGTTCATTATTCCAGAATAGTAGGCTATATGGCCTACCAGTTTGATATTGACTGACACATGCCGTCAATTGAGTGCCAGACGCTGGAGCCATTGACGATGGTAAAACAAAAGCTATATCTCCTGTAACATAATCAACGCTACCAATATCTACCGGGTTGTTTAAACCTGGATTGTCAAGGTTTTGATTATACATTCCTGGAAGTGCCGGATTGGTTGATTGAGCGGGATAAGAAGTTTGCGGATTTGGAGTGAGTAAATTTAATCTTCCCGATCCGTTGTCATTGATAGAAATTGGATTCCCGTTAACATCAACACCCCCTATAACCACTTCACGGCTCAAAAACGGCCCTGGAATATTAAAGGCAAATGTAACATTTACACCATCTCCACTAGCCGGATTAGACTTCGTGGGAAACCTTGGCCACACTGCATAAAACTGCTGCCTATCTTTATAAAAAGACCCTTGAATGCCTTCTACGTACATAGGAGCTCGCATCCCCTGGTTATAGTTGACATCCAAGGGATAGCGATCGCGATATGGTTCTGTGAAAAACGTATAGACACTCCTCATTTGATCCAGCTTTATCGAATACGGAAAATCTTGGGAATAATAGGTATTGATATACTGATCGATGTCGGCAGTAGTTAAAAAGGATTCACCCGAGGAAGCTGTTAGACGCCTGATCTTTTTTCTTATCGCTACTAGCGTTGAGTCTGCTGGTGCTACTGGCATCTTCTTACCTCGTGTAAATCCGCTTTACATTGACTGTTATTTAAATTCTGCCGGGTAAAGATGATGAATTCTCTCGCCCTTCTCATCTTTGTCGAGAGGTGCCCCATCATTCAGGTCTTTGCCATCTACGCTCACTAGGCCACTTCTACGTGCGATTTCGCCCTGTTCCTCATTAATCTCTTTGACAAACCCCATAGGAACTTCATAAGTATGGCCAGGGATTAAGTGCCACTGTTGGATTGGATCACCTGCCCATCGGCAATACGGTTTAGTGAGTCTCTCATGCTTTCCTCGAGTGTTTTGATACGTCACTTTTACCATCCTTGACTCTTCTTTCTTGAGTTTCTCACACTGCGCTTTTGTCTCTGGTTTCATGTTTTTAAAGTCATCAAAAGGCACTGAGTTAGATAAAACATTTATCATTCCATGCTGTTCGCCTGTCGCAGTGCATTGTACTATATGTTTAGCCATGTTTAATTTCCTCGTTTATGTTATATTTTAACTCAATTTCCAACATTATTCAGTGATTGAAAAGGTACGGCATTTGTAAAATTGCTATACTCTAGATTCCTCGATCCTGCCGGCGAAAAACTCGCTGGCTGTATTATCGTCGACACTGAAACGACAAAAGGATCGAACTGACTCGAGTCTATATCCAAAGTGAAATTTAAACCACTAATATTTGTAATTTTACCTACGAGGTCATTAGCTTGTATCATTCCATATCCGTAAGGGACGAATAATCTAAGTAGTTGCCCGTTTATGTATGAGTTTGACTCTGTTACATCATCCAAAATAGCTGTGACGATCATAGGATATGATCTTGTTATCGCCGTGATAACCATAGAGCTAGGGATTGTAATAGTACCTGGCAGATATGTGTTAGCGCTCATTCACTCTCCAAAAAAAGTCGAGGGAATTACTCCCTCGCCCAAACTAACAAGGCATTCTTTACTCCCTTAGGGGAGGATATCTAAAAGCTTTCCATGTTGATCCATTGCAAACGCGCAAACCTCGTCCTTTAGGGCGGGGAGGATGTCAAGGTGACCATCTGGTTTACATTCTTTTTTACATATTTCACAACATATCTTAATTTAGCTTTTTCTCGTTGTCTTTCTGCGTTTTTCTTGTACCACTCTTTGTTATATTTTAAAATCCATAGGTTGTTATTTTCTCTCAATATTTTCGATTTTTGAGTGCGAATTTTTTTATTCTTTTCATGATCTTCGTAATATTTTTTTCTGTTATATTCTCGTATCTTTTCTCTTTTTTGGTCTAAATATTCTTTCTTGTCTATATTTAGACAAACTTTGCATCTTGCTGAATAACCGTCTTTTTTTCTTTTTTCTTTTTGGAATTCTTGTAAATCTTTCTCTAATTCACATTTGAAACATTTTTTCATGGTGGTATCCTCCGTTTTTATGAAGGATACCACGACATGATATAATTTCAAACGTTAATTTTCGAATTTATACGCGCTCCATGCAATTATATCAGCTGCTGCGCCTGCAGGGCTTTGAGCGCCACCCGACAAGAAAATATATGGAACGAATTGCCCTGTATGGAACGGCGCTTTTACAAAGTTGTACCCGGTTTGTACACCAGTTGTAGGATCAAATCTTGTGCTTTGTCCAGCTGGTGCAATCGTCGCAAACAGTTGTGCTGTAGGTGACGATGTAGAAGCAGGAAACGCAAAAGTTGTGAATGCGGTAGAATCGATGTCTACAGTGAAGTTATAAGTCGCATTGGAAGTGTAAGCTCCCATTGCTGTTATAGTCCCTGTTAAACCGTTCATTTCTGGCATACCCATACCCGATGGAATGCTAAAATGTATTTTCATACCCACTACATAATCCAAAGTAGCATCACAAGAAGTTGTGACAACTGCTTGCGTTGCCTTTGAGATCTTTGTAATAAACAATGCTCTAGGTTCAACAGAATCAAGTTGGCTAATTCTACGAACTTGAAACGCTGTTGCACCCGCTGCAAACCCACTTGAGTCTAGTCCAAGAATTGTAAAAGCAGATCCTGAAACAGATGAGA